ATTCAACCTAATAATTGTCAACGTAGTATCAATTTATATTTTATTGATAATGCTTGCTTTAACAAGTCTAGTAATAACTAAATGATATTTAACTGAAATAGTTATTACTAGTTTTAAGAATACCTAAGCCCTTACAGTCTATAATACTGTTGGTTAAATTAACATGGGCTTAGATTCCAGAGGTTAAAGTCTATTTCTTGGCTAATAGAGCGTGATGTATCACTACAGCGTTTCAAAGAGCAGTTCGAATATTTACTTAATTGATACGAACAAATAACTGATAGCATTTTTATAATTGAGAAGTAAACCCCAAAAATAAAAAAAATTATTTAGGGATAGGGTAGGGTTTAAATTAAGACAAAAATAAGAGGGATATAGGTTGGTGAAAATTATCGCTGCTAAATTTTTTTAGGTTTTAAAAAGTGATGTTTGTTAATCCCTACTCTTTTAGTCGTCTATTACTTGAAATATTGTACCAAATGGTCAGTACTATTGACCTATATCTGGGCTATTTAGGTTTAACTTGTTGTATTCATTGAATAAATACCAAAAAAAGGTCAGCATTCCTTACCTATTCCAGTATTGGTACATTTTTGGTCTGACCCGCATGGGACACCACCCCTCCCTCCGTTACTATATACACACAATGACAGAGATGGGGTTTTTCAGTCTGTTAACCACATTGGTTTACTATTGGTATAGTATTGGTTAGTAGTGTTACCCCTTAAAAACAACACAATATGTAGTAGTTAAAGTACTAAACAGGTTAAATATAATTTTTAACCGTACACAGCAAGTAAATAGCTTCAGGTATAGGGGATCATAAAAGTTATTTAAGGCTACTCACGGGGCTTTACAGAGCTTCTGAATGGGTATTAGTACTAATGTGGTATGTTAAGTACATTATACTAGGTACGAACTAGAAGATATCAACAAAATGTAATTTATTTTCGTATACTACTTGACACGGGGGCATCAAGTACTATATAATACTTACATTAAGTATACTTAAAGTTACTTAATGTTTATTAATACCTATTAGTATTATTAATATTAATATATACTTTAAGAAATACTTAGATAATACTTAATGTATACTAGTAACGCTAATAATAAACTTAGATCTAGTAGTTTTTTGTCGTTCCCTCTTGACAAAGAATTTTTTAAAGGTATAACTAATCAATGTCAAAGAAGAATACTTATGCCACAGATAATGTGATAGAAGATTTCTATAAAGCATTAGCTAAAGGTGATGAAAATGGACTACGTAGGTGTCACATACCAAGATCTGATGTTTTTTACGTAAGAAATAAAATAGAAATAGATACTGGAGTTAGATATACTCTAGATCATGTAGAAAGAGCTATGTATCTAGAGGGATATCTACAAGCTAAAGACGTACTAGACCCTAAAAGAAAAAGAAAGTACGGATAACAGGAGGTATTATGTTTGGACTAAGTAATATTATTGGCCCTATAGCTGGATTAGCTGGATCATGGATTGAAGGCAAGACAGCTGTACAAAAAGCTAAGGCTACTAAAGATTTAAAGATTGCTACTGGTGAAATAGACTGGGATCTAGAAGCAATGAAGGCTACACAGAACTCCTGGAAAGATGAATGGTTGACACTGCTATTAAGTGGCCCATTTATTTTAAGTTTTTGTGGGGATTGGGGTAGAGAAATTGCAGCGGCTGGATTTGCTGCACTAGGAGAAGCACCACAATGGTATAGCTATTCACTAGGAGTAGTCATAGCAGCTTCATTTGGTATAAGATCTGCTACTAAATTCTTTGGCGGTAAAAAATGAAAAGTAACTACAGCACTTGTCTAGAAATGCTATTAGAACACGAAGGTGGCTTTGTAAATCATCCAGATGATCCTGGGGGTATGACTAACCTTGGTGTTACTAGGGCTGTATATGAAGAGTATATAGGACGTAGTTCTTCAGAAGAAGAAATGCGTGGGCTAACACATGAAGATGTAGCTCCTATATACAAAAAAAACTATTGGGATAGAATTAAAGGTGATAGTTTACCTAGTGGGGTAGACTGGAGCGTTTTTGATTGGTGTGTGAATTCAGGAGTATCACGAGCAGCTAAAGCACTGCAACGTATTGTAGGAGTAGAGCAAGATGGTGGTATAGGTCCTATGACTATAACTGCTGTAGGTGATTTTCCTTGCGATCTTATACTAGATAAATTACACTATGCTCGTCAAAGTTTTTATGAAAAGCTATCTACCTTTGATACTTTTGGTAAGGGGTGGACTAGACGTAATAATGAAACTAAACAACAAGCATTGGAAATGTTATGACAGTAAATAAAGCAGGTAACTATACTAAACCTGGTATGCGTAAGCGTCTTGTCTCTAGTGTAAAGGCTGGAGGTAAAGGTGGTAAGCCTGGTCAATGGTCTGCACGTAAAGCACAAATGGTTGCTAAACAATATAAAGCTAAGGGTGGAGGATATAAATAATGAACGGTAAAAAAACTAATAAAATAAAAAAAGTTATTAAAGGTTTAAACAAAGCCTCTAAGCTCCATGCAAAGCAAGCTAAAACTTTAAAGAGTGTTGTTGGAAATGGCAAAAAGAAAAGATCCTAAAGTAGGGACAGGTAAAAAACCTAAAGGATCTGATCGTAGACTATATACAGATGAGAACCCAAAGGATACAGTAAGTATAAAGTTTGCTACTGTTAAAGACGCTAAAGAAACAATAGCAAAAGTTAAAAGAATAAAAAAACCTTACGCAAGAAAGATTCAAATCTTGACAGTAATGGAACAACGTGCTAAAGTAATGGGTAAAACTGAAGTGGTAAGACTTGCAAAGCAAGCAAAGCTTCAGTTAAAAAAGCAAAAGGAAAAGGAAAATGCTTAATGCCCTATTTACAAAGCAACATCCCATACTTTAAGGCATGGGTAAGAAAAGAATATACGTGTAACTTTGAACAATATCACGGTGAGTTTTTACACTGTATGGTAATAGCTGTAACAAGTATGCCAAACAGATCACTAAGTTTTCAAGTTATCTTTACTGGTTGTGAAGCCGATGGTACAGAAGAAGATAACGTACATGGTGGAGCAATGTGGGCAAGAATGCCTATTACTGCACTTGTAGGAGATACACCAGTAGAAGAATGGGCTGAAGAATTACCTTCATATGCAGCACAACCTTGGGACTGTATGTCGCATGATCACTCTGTATATGTTTTAAATAGAGCTACTCCTGCTCCTTGGTTAGCTAAAGTTGACGGAGAGTTTTATCCCGCTAAGTATTATTTTACAGTAGACTATACAGACAGTGAAATAGCAGATGACCCTGCTCAACACAAACAAAGTCATGTATTAGAATTAATGGATGCTGGTAAATATACAGGCAATATTGTAGCACTACCTAATAATAGAGTTAGGGTTACACATCCAGCATGGTTTGAAACAGGAGAAGGTGCTCCAGACTTTAAACCAAATCAAAGAGTGTTTCATTCAAAACAAGAAATTGAATACGTGTGGGATACAAACAGAGTTTTTAACAATCTTTATCAAGGGGAAGAAGAATGAAAATGAAGAAAAAAGGTTACGCTAAAGGTGGCATGAAGAAGGGTTACGCTAAAGGCGGTATGAAAAAAGGCTATGCAGCTGGAGGTATGAAACCTGTTTCAGATAAAGAAACTGGACTTAAGAAACTTCCAAAAGATGTACGCAATAAAATGGGCTACATGAATAAAGGTGGAATGCCTAAGAAAAAAGCTTACGCTAAAGGTGGTAAGGTAGCTATGTACAATGAAGGTGGTATGATAAAAAATACTGGTTCGTTAAATACAGGTATTAAAAAAGCGTAATGGCTCTAGCAAAATCTCAGAGGTCTTTAAAGTCTTGGACTAAACAAAAGTGGCGTACTAAATCAGGTAAGCCATCTACCCAAGGCAGTAAGGCTACTGGTGAAAGGTACTTACCCTCTAAGGCTATTAAGTCTATGTCTAGCTCTGAGTATGCTGCCACTACTAAAAAGAAAAGACAAGATACAGCAAAAGGCAAACAGTTCAGCAAACAACCTAAAGGTGTGGCTAAAAAAACAAAAAGCTATAGGAGAGTATCTTGAGTATACCTGAACGTGTAAAAACTAAAATGAAAGATGCTGGTCTTAAAGGTGTCAATAAACCACAACGTCTTAATGACAGTACTGACAAATCACATCATGTTATGGCAAGTGAGGGTGGTAAATATAAGTATATTAAATTTGGGCAAGAGGGTGTAAAGACAAATCAAACAGCAGGTCAACGTGAAGCATTTAAATCTCGTCACGCAAAAAATATAAAAAAAGGTAAGATGTCTGCAGCTTACTGGGCAGATAAAGTAAAGTGGAGTTCTAGTAAAACTAAGTCTCCTTCAAAGAAATGGAAAAAAGGATGAGTATATTTACAGACAAGAAAAGCAGCCTAGAAGCTAAAGGTTTTGTAGTACAAGATGACAACATAGTCTTAGGACTTAATGGTCAACCTGAAGCAGGTATGGATGCCTATGGACAGGTATGGTTCAAAGATGAAACTATTGAAGCTATATGTAACAGTGTAGTAATAGCTGACCCAGTTGAAACTGAACTAGTACGCGCTAGAAATAACAAGGGCCATTACATAAAAGACGATCCTACTACAGAAGTAAATGAAGCTTGGACTACTAAAAAGAAAAGTAAAAAAGGTAAGTAAATGGGTAGAGATGAAGTAGAAGATAAACGCAAAGAAGAATTAAAAGAGTTACGTAAAAAATATTTAGCTAAAAAAGGAAAAAAACCTGCAGCTAAAAAGAAAGCTATTAAACCTAAACTTGTAGGTCGTGAAGCAGTAGAAGCTAAACGAAAAGAAAAACTAGAAGAGCTACGTAAAAAATACTTAGCACGTAAAAATACAAAAAAAGATAGTAAGTTTACTGGAGGTAAAGATAGATCCTATACTACTATACACAAAGCTCATATGCTAATAGTAGATGATATGGATAAGATACCTAAGCTAGGACCAAGAAAATATAATTTAAGTTCTAAATCTAAAAAAGAATTAAGTAGTTTAATGTCTAAAATAAAAAAACTATTAGACAAAAAATAATGTTTCTTGCAGTAATACTATACTGTTCAGTTATTACTGACCCTACATCTTGCGATGTCATGATACGTAAGAACCATTTGTTTAAGACAGAAGCAGAGTGTCAAGAACAAATAAGGCTAGTAGCACAGGGTTTATTGACTACAGGCCACTATGTAAAAGCTAAATGTTTTGCATTTAATCCTTATGGAGAAGAAGCATGATTAAATATAAATGGATTTGGATAGGTTTAATAATTGCAATACTAGTAGGTATAATGGTATATGGGGCTAAAGTACAAATGTGTACACCTCCCTGTATCTAAATGAGTAAAAAACTTACCGCACAACAAAAGTCTACTATGACTTGGCGGTGGACTGCATTAATAATATATCTATTAATATGTTTTTATGACTTTATGTTTGTACCTATATGGTACGGTATTAATAGACCAGACATATCGCAGTTTATGGATATTATAAATTCTACTACTGAGCCAATGGTTCAGATGGAATTAATGAAAAAGTTAACAGGTCAACACAATCCTTTTACTCTTATGGGTGGTGGTTTGTTTCACTTAGCATTTGGGGCTATACTTACTGGATCAGCCTTTGCTAAACACGAGGAATAGTAATGTCAAAAAAACTACAAGCAGATAGCAAGTACGCAGTAGCTGACACTGATGGTGATGGCATTATTACTGATGAAGAGCTGGACAGACACGAGCGATGGATACGTTTAGAGAACGAAGATAAAATGATGGACACGCAACGTACTATGGCATGGTTAGCTATGGGTACAACTATTGTAACTGTAGTAATATTACTTACACCTATTATTAATATACCACGTATGGAGTCTGCAGCAGGGTTTCTTAACACCTTTCTTGTAGCACAGATGGGTGTAGTTTTAGGTTTTATGGGTGCATCAGCATTAAGTAAAACAAAAACAAAAGCATAACAGGGTTGCAATAATAACACTTTTGTGTTATAACTAGTTGTGATATAACTCCTTTAGTCATTAAAAGGAGAAATAAAATGATAAAAAAATTACTAAATAAATACCATAGCTACATGGCTAATAGAACTGCATACTATCAATTAATGAATATGACAGAGAGACAACTACGAGATCTAGGAATTTGTCGTGGTGAAATCAGAAGACTAACAGGATTTGGAGAACGTTAATGAAAAATTTATTTATTGCAGGTGTTATTGTTACACTAACGGCAATGTCAGCACAGGCTGAAGGAGTTGTAAAAGGTGGTCTTTTATCCATGATAAAGCCAGATGCATCTATTGAATACGGAATTAAGTCTAAGAAATGGTCAGGTGATGTTGGTGTTACAGCTAACCTATCTAGACTATCAATTAGACCAGCACTAGATTGGGGATATGCAAGTGGAAATTCATTTGCTATTGCTGGTGCATCAGTAAAAAGCACAATGACTATAAGTAAAAGTCTTTCTGCTTATTCTAAACTATCTTTAGACAAAGACTTTAAATACACTGACTTATCAATCGGTGTTGCTATTGCATTTAAATAGGGGATAATATTATGAAGTATATTAAATCTATATATAAATACTTAGAGCGTATTGTACGTTCTTTATTAAATATTAAATGTAACTGTTGTGAACAATGTCAGTGTGGTAATTAGTGACTAGACAACTTACAGAAAAACAACAAAAATTTTTAGATGTTCTTTTTGATGGGGCTGGTGGTAATCCTGTAGCCGCTAAGAAATTAGCTGGGTACAGTGATACTGTATCCTCTACTACTATTATGGCAGCTCTTCAAGAAGAGGTAAATGATTTAACACGTAAGTTTTTAGCAGCGGCAGGAACTCGTGCTGCATACTCTTTATTAGAAGTAATAGCTAATCCTACTGACCTTGGTAATAAAGAAAAGCTAGCAGCTTCTAAAGATGTTCTTGATAGGGCTGGGTTTGTAAAAACAGATAAAGTAGAAATAAAATCTGAAAACCCTGTATTTATTTTACCACCTAAAAAAGATGACGAATAAAACTTGGAAGATACCTATGCCAGAACAAACTGAAGATGGCCTTGTATGGAAACCTGTAGTAAGAGTAGGAAGAATAATTCCTTTTGGCTATAGACAAGACCCAGAAGATAATGATATAATACTTCCAATCCCAGAAGAGTTAGAATTATTAGAACAAGCAAAAAAATACCTTAAACAATATAGTCTTAGAAATGTAGCTGATTGGTTAAGTGAAGAATCTAAAAGATATATCTCCCATGTGGGTTTAATGAAAAGAATTAAACTTGAACAAAAACGTAAAAAAGAAGCCTCGACTCAACACTACTATGCCCAACGGTATAAAGAAGCGTCCGAAAAAGCAAAGAAGCTTGAAGAACAACGTATCGGTGGAAGAAAAATTGAATACTACGAAAACGGTATTAGCACAGCCGAAGCCTAAAGAGTTTGAAGTAGAAGCAGCTCAGAAAGTTATTTTTCAACCAAATCCTGGGCCACAGACAGAATTTCTTTCTGCTGGAGAACAAGAGGTTTTATATGGAGGCGCAGCAGGTGGGGGAAAAAGTTTTGCCATGCTTGCAGATCCAGTACGTTATTTAAATAATTCTTCATTTAGAGGTTTGTTAGTACGTAGGACAACAGAAGAACTTAGAGAACTTATATCTGTATCTAAACAAATATACCCAGAAGCAATACCAGGTATTAAGTTTATGGAAAGAGATAAGACTTGGGTAGCACCTTCAGGTGCAACACTTTGGTTATCTTATCTTGATAGAGATGATGATGTTACACGTTATCAAGGACAAGCTTTTTCTTGGATTGGTTTTGATGAGCTTACACAATGGCCTT